GGCGTCTAGAGGGTCTATACCTAAACTAATACTTTTACACGCGATCGCAAATATAGCTTCTTTGCCAATCTTTGCAAAAAATGGAATCTTTAACAAAGGTGTCAATCTTTTCTCTAGTTCATCAAATATCGTTAAGCCTTGATTAATATTTTCATTTGGATTCATTTTTCATTTCCTCGTCCGTTATTTTGGTCCATAATTCCTCAGCTTGTTTTGGTACAAATAAATTAAACTCGCTAGCTAGATAACAAATGCTTTTCACAGCTTCGTTATATTTCTTTATCTCCATGGATGCACTATCGAGATCTGAAAACATCCATTTAACTATACTTTCAATGGCGTCTTTGGCATCTACAGAGGCAGTGAAATACTGACCCTTGTGTTGCTTCAAGTAACGAATTGCCCACTCTTGAAATTGCTCTTGGCTGGCCTGATCGGGATCACAACTACTCATTTTTACTCCTCATATCGTCAATGACATCCATCAGTAGAAAAATCAATTTATTCTTATGATTAATATCTTTTTTCATGTCTCTAGCTTCTTGTTGCAGTTCTGTAATGTATTTGTCGTTTTTAATAGACTTCTCATTCATATATTCATTTATTCTTTTAAGTTCTTCATTATCCATATTAATCCTTAATCTTCAAAAGTATTAACATCATTTTTCTATAAACTTCAATCTCAAGATTTTTATCTATGAGTTTAAGATCGAGTTTTGTTGCAAGTTCTCTTGATTCAATCCACCAGCTATAAATATCTGAATTAGACGATTCTAATTCTTTAATTTTATCTTCAAGCTCTTTAATCCTTAAATCTTCATTCATTTTCATTACCTTCCATTATTTTAATAAGATCATAAAGTTTTTTTTCTGCTTCATCATATGTTTCATATCCAATAGAAATCGCAACCGCCTCAGTTTCGTAAAGATAAACACTAGCAGCAACATGCCACTTTCTTATCTCTTCGATGTAAACTGTAGTTATAAGACCAACCTTATCTGCATTAACAAAACCTACGTGCATACCATCTTTATAGCATGCTAAAAAACATCTTTTCATCTTCATATCTCCTTTTGTTTGAAGGGGGATTTCTCCCCCTTTATTTTTATTCTTGCCAAATCGAGGTAATTTCATATTCATCCCAATCACAAGCTTCCTCTGCTTCCCCTGCATCCTCCCATTCGGAATTGATAATTTCCCATCTTAAATTACATTTCATGTTATCTAGGGTTCTTCCTAGTGCTGTATAGTAATATTTTGCGCCTGAGAAGTTAAAATCTTGGTCTAAATACGGCTCCTGTTGTAAAAAAAACTCTTTTCCGTCACAGATTACGGACCCTAAATTTGTAATTATTTTTGCTTCTTCTGTTCTCATTTTGCTTATCCTTATTTTGTTGTTACTATCATCAACTCAACTGCTGCGACCTTTGCCTAGTGGGCTATTAGGGAGACTGTTGCTTTGATGACATCACTATAGCAAATGTTGACTTTTTAAGTCAATACAATCATCACAAAAATAAGAAAAAATCTGATACTCGTCACAGTAATGAATTGACTTTTATGTGCAACTTTGGTACCATAAAAATATGGAACTAAAAACTTGGCTCAAGAAAAACGGGTATACTTACACTCAATTTGCTATATACCTAGGTATAACAAATTTTCATCTGGGCAGAATCATTGCCGGCAAAAAAATCCCTGGGCGTGAGCTAGCAAAAAAGATAGAATACATTACTGATGGAGCTGTAGAGGCAAGGGATTTGTTACAACTGTGACCCAAATATGAAAAAATATGGAAAACAAAAATAATGAGACAACGAATAGAAGATTTAGGTAGAATTTATGTGATGATCAATAACCTGCTAGACTTAGATATTTTTCATCTCAATGACGATGTTAGAAACAAAGATTTTGTCGAATATTTTAATGAGCTGAAAGACGAGCAAAGAGATGAAATCGTGCACAATTGTATCTACGGATTATCTAACGTTAAAGACAAACTCTATGATATCATGTCTATAGCGCAAGGGACAGATTATTTAAATGAGACCCCAGAATGATACAGATATGACCTCTTATATTACTCACGATTTATGGATAAAAAATGCTATGATAAATTTTAAAGATGATGACCTCCTTAAACTTCAAAAAACATTTATCGATCAATTGCAAAAAAGACTTGATAAAGCAATGGAATGGGAAGATGTGAAAATATCTTTGCCTTTACCTATTGAAGGAATTGATTTTGTGGATTGTATAGTTGCATCGCCCTCCGAAGTCTTTTGCGCCAGATTTACTACACATTTTGATGGTACATATATGTTTTATGATTATGATCGCAGAGGGCCTTGCACAAAATATATTACTCACTGGCTGCAAATTAAGCCCCCCTGCGAACTGCCACTCAATAGTGATGCCATGATACCCCCCCAATATGACACCCAAAAACCTCATGATAATTTACTCTAGACCTTAATATCAAAAAATGATTTAATTGAGATATATGGACGCTAAAATCAGAAAAATAGAAAAAGAATCAAAAAAAGTATCTAAAGATCTTAAATCGTTAGAATCCGCCGACAAAAAAAGAGATAAATTTGTCGAGAAAGGGAAAAAACGCATGAAAAAAGGGTGTTAATATGGTTCATGCTGGAGGTAGACCCCGAGAATATGATCGTATGCAAATAGGGAGGGAATTAGTTGAATGGTCTAAGGATAATCCTTTGGCTCTTACTATTCCCATGTTTACAGCTAATTACGACGGATTACACTCCGAAATCCTTAGGGAATGGTGTACAAAGTCAGAAGAGTTTTACTCTATGTATAAAAAAGCCAAGGAGAATATTGGTGCAAATCGCTTACGTGCATCCCAAGATAAAGAGGCTCCAATAAAAATAAGCGATGCGATTTACACAAAGACTTTGCATTATTTTGATCATGATTCAAAATTTGATATGCGCGATGAGAAAATTTTCGACTCGAAACTTAGAAAAGAAGAGAACAAAGAATCTTCTGAAGATTTCAATGAACTGAAAAAAAATCTTTCTGATCAAATCAAAAAACAACCTCAGGTAACTTCTTGTGGTTAGATCCTCCTAAAGATTTATCGCTTCTCTTAGATAAGCGTCAGCGTCTAGAGAATCTCTATTATATCACTGATAAGAATGGCAATGAAGTTCCTTTTAAGCTCAATTGGGCTCAAAAGGAACTTGCAAGCAACATGTGGCATCAAATGCTTATTCTTAAAGCTAGACAACTTGGAATAACTACATTTTTTGCAATTAATTATTTAGATGATTGTTTTTGGATGGAAAATATGAGTGCCGGCATCATAGCTCATAGAAGAGAAGATGCAGAAAATATATTCAAAAAAAAGGTTAAGTTTGCTTATGACAAAATGCCAAAATGGACACGAGGAATTAATTCCGCTACCAACGATCGATCTGGGGAGTTGGCTTTCGAAAATGGGTCTAGTTATCGAGTTAGTACAGGGTTCAGGAGTGGAACTTATCAACGGATGTTGGTTTCTGAATTTGGAAAGATTTGTGCAAAATCTCCTGAAGTCTCAAAAGAAATCGTTACAGGATCCCTTAACACTGTCAGCGCTGATCAGATCATCGTTATTGAGTCGACGGCGGAAGGTCGTTCAGGCTATTTTTACGAATTTGCAAAAGAAGCTGAAGGATTAAAGAATGAAGGAGCTAAACTTTCTGCAATGCAAAAACGTTTCTTCTTTTTCCCTTGGTATGATGAACCGGGATATCGTGATACAAATAAAGGTGTAATAGTGAGCAAAGAAACAAGTGAATATCTAGACTGGGTTGAAACAGAACGTAAACGCCATATTGATGAAGATCAACGGCGTTGGTATGAAATAAATCAACAGACACTTAAAGAGGCTATGAAGCAAGAATATCCAAGTACCCCCGCAGAGGCCTTTGAAAGTGCGAATGAAGGTCTCTATTATGGTGCTCAGATAAGTAAAATCAGAGCTGATGGAAAGATATGCAAAGTGCCCTATGATGATCATAATGTCGTCCATACTGCTTGGGATATTGGCCTACATGATTTTACAT